AACGCTCCGGCTCCATGCTCGGCGGCGTCAGCTCGACGTCGCGGTACATGCCAGACTTTACACGCTGCTCGTAGTCGAGCTGCGTCAGGTACTGCACGTGCGTCTTGCGCTGCGCGCTGTTGAAGTTCGTCGCGGCGAATGGCAGGTACATGTCGTCGATCGCGACGAACAGGAAGTCCGGCCGGTTGCGCGCCTCGTCCCACGTGATCTTGAGGTACTGCGCACCGCCCAGTGGCACCTGCGTCAGCAGCTGCTCCAGCTCGGCGCGGAACGTCTTGCTCTGCACCGTGAGCTGCCAGTTCATCATGCGCGTCTTGCGCTTGGCCTTCTGCAGCTTCTTCATGGTGATCTCGCCCTCGATCAGGTCCTTCACCGGACCTTGGGGCGGGAGCAGCTCGCGGATGGCGCGCGACGCGAAGTCGATGCATGCCTCCGTCATCATCGGATGCACGACCTTCGACGCGCCTTGGAACTGGGCGCCGCCGGGTGCGTCGTCACCGAGGCCGGTGCGGCGGATGCCCTCCTCGTACTGCTCGTCGCGCTTCTTGCGCGCCTCCTTGTCCTTGCTGATCAGGTCGAGGAAGCGCGTCGACAGCGTGCTGAGTTCGCTGTCCGGCATCTCCTCCGCGAGGTTCGAGTAGAACTCGCTGTCGCCCGGCGCCTCTTCGTCGCCGAGACGCACGATCGCGCCACCGTCCTCGGTGTCCTCGACGTCGGATACCTCCTCATCGATCTCGACCATCTCGCCTTCGGTGTCGATGTCGTCTTCGTCGTCCATCATGCGTCAGTCCTCACTGGCTGTACGGGTTGGTGACGACCCGGGGCGGCGGCCGAGCGCCGGCATCCTTGGGCTTGTCCTTGATGAGGCGGATGAGGCCCTTGTCCAGACACAGGCGGATCGCCTGCGTGCAGGCGTCGACGTGGTCATCGTGCTTGATGCTGCCGCCGCCGGCGAAGCTGCACAGCTGCGTCACCACGGCGTCGCACCACGTGCGCGCCTTGCCGGGGAACTTCTCGCTCTCGGGCAGCCAGACGCGGCGCTGGGCGAACACGGGGCTGACGATGTGCAGGCGGGACAGCTTGTCGGCGCGCCCCGGGTTGTATGCGTACGCCTCGATGCCCGTCTCGGCGAGCATCTGGCGCAGCGAGATGCCGCTGCCCTTGTCCTCGATCAGCAGGATGTCCGGCTTGCGGCCGCTCGTCATCGGCTTCGACGCGCCGAACAGCGGCTTGATCAGCGCCTGATCCTCGTCGTCGCCGTACGCGACGTTGAGTTCCTTCTTGACGCGCTTCATCAGCGCCGGCAGCCCGAGGTGGTCGTCCCAGCAGTCGAGGAGCATGACTTGGCTGGACTTCTTGTGCTCGAACACGCCCCACGTCGAGCAGGCCGTCGGATCGGGGTCGCCCTTCTTGTCGAGGCTCTTCTCGGTGTACGCCGTGTCGAGGGACATGATGATCCAGTCGAAGCGCGGCAGCGGCTGCTTCGCCGGCCACAGCTTGAACCACGATCTCCGGATGATGCCTGCCTCTTCAGGATCCAAGAGTTCCGCGTACAGCTCTTGACGGCCCAGCACGGTTCCGTCGTACTGCTCCAGCTGCCTGAAGAAACTCTCCGGCAGGTTCGCCTTGTTGTCGAACGTGCTGCCGCGCACGATGATCCGCTGGGCCTGCGGCGCGGACAGCTTGCGAATGATGTCGCGCGGCTTGGGTGTCGTGGTCCACAGCACCTGCGGCGCCGGGCCGAGGCGCATACCCATCAGCGCCATATCCCACACCTCGTCGGCGTACATCCACGCGGCCAGCTCGTCGAACCAGCCACGGCAGTGCTGGGGACCGCGCAGCCGCTCCGGCTTCTCGGCCGTGAAGCCACGGATCGTGGACACGCCGCCGGCGATGTTCTTGATCTTGACGATCATGTCGCTCTTGTTGTGGTCGATCAGCAGATCCGGCGGAAGCACGGACAGGATGCCGCTCTCGCCCTCGAAGCATGTGTACTTGACGTCGCTGTACGTCGGCGCGATCACGGCGCTGTCGAAGCCGCTGGCGTCCTCGTACGCGGCGCGCGTGATCCACTCGGCACCGACGCGCGTCTTGCCGAAGCCGCGCCCGGCGAGGATGCCCGCCTGCGTCCAGTCCGTCTCGGGCAGCAGCTGGCTGGGGCGCGCCGTGGCACTCCACCGGCGTTGCCAGTCGAGGTAGATCTGCATGTCGTGAGGCAGGCCGCTGACGAGCGTGGCGAGGTCGGCGGCGCCGCGAGGCATCGCCTTTCCGCTTGGCAGGGTCAGCGCGGCCGACATCAGTGGCGGCGGTGGTCGTCGCGGTACAGGTCGAGCGTGTCACGCAGCTGCATGTTGGTCTCGCGCACCTTGTCGTATCGATCGGCCAGTAGGTCGCAGTGGCGCTGCACGCTCGCTAGGTCGAGCGCGGCATCCACCAGCGCGTCTTCGGCATCGGCGAGGTCTGCCTCCAAATCGGCGATCCGCCGCCACGGGTTCCTCGGCACGTCGAGAGGCCAGCCCCAGTTCCAGTTCATCATGCATCCCCCCGCTTCGCGTCACGCATCGCGGCCGCCAGTGACGCTGCGATGGCGGCGGTGTCGGCGGTGCCCTCGATCTTCAGCGCCTCGCCTTCCTTGTTGCCGATCGTCGTCTGCGTCTTGGCGCCGTACTTCTTCGGGTTCCAGCAGGCCAGCAGCTTCAGCCGCGTGTCGACCTGCGCCCGACGCCACTGCACGTGGCCCGGGTCGATGCGTCCCTCGACGCGCGCCGGCTCTGCATCGATCAGTGCGAGGGCCTGCTCGGCGAGGGCGTCAGTGCCCACGTCACGCGCGTGGGCGTACGCGACTGCCAGCGCTTCGTCCGCCGCTACCCACTTGCCCCAGTTGACCGGGTGAAACCCCAACTCACGACCCAGCGCAGCCAGCGTCTCACCCAGAGCGAGGCGCTCAAGGACTTCCGCTTCGAGTTTTGGGGTGCGCTTGGTCGGCGTGGGCATGTGATCTGCGTGCTCCGCTGCGTGGCAGGACTACCAGTGAGTGCCACACAGATAACACCGCAGCGCCGCGTCTGCAACACCCCGCGCGCTACACCTGCCGCCACCAGTCCGCAGGCACCTCAACAAGATCATCGTACACGACGTCAAGCAGCACCTTTAGTGCCTCACGATACTGCCGAGCCAGCACGGCCGCCTCGTCCAGCCTGTCAGCGGGAACAGGGCGCGTGTACCTGTCGTAACCCATTGCCGCGTGCGCAGCGTCCCACACGGCGTAGTTGAACGCCATGTTGGCGCGTACCTTCGCCAGCGCCACGCCGTCGTGCTGCTCGCACAGCTTGCGCGGCCGCTTCAACCACCCCTCGGTCTGTATCCACTGGTACGTCTCGGCAGGCAGCGGGCAACCAGACATCGAACAGGGCACGCTAAACACAGCCACGTCGATCCACACTCCGTGTTTGTCCAGCTTCCGGTCGTATCGATCCAAACGCAGGTCTCGATACCCGCACACCACCTCCGACCCGATAGGCCAAGGTGACGAGGCATCCCACACGCCGAGCTGGTCCAGAAGGCTCACGCCAAAGTCACCCTGCTTGAGGTGCCACTCCAGTGTCTTCCGATCTCGCTTGGCCTCCTGCGCCGGCGTGAGCCTGCCGTAGACTGGCTCCCCGTACTTCTCCACACCGGCCGCGTAAGCTGCCGCAGCCTCCTCCGGCGTGCCAAACTTCCCGAGGTCGACCGTCTTGCCCCAGACGCCAATCCGCGCCCGGTACTTGCCGGCCGCCTTGTCGAGGGCAACGCCTCGTGGTAACTTTTTCGCGCTCATCGTCTCATCTCCAATGCGTGACGGTGTTCAGCCGGAGGGAGGTGCAAACTCTCTCCGGCACCCGCTGCATACCACCTCCTGTCCGAGGGGACAAGCACAGCGTGACGTGATCCAGCACGAGGGGTTACACCTCCAGAAAATCTACACCGCGAGTTACACCGTCGCGGTGCAGCGTCACACCGGCGGGGGGTGGGTAAGAATTACCCCCTCCCCCTGTCCGATGTAACTGCCGCTGCACTCCCCCGCCTGACGCAGCATTGCAGCATGATGCAGCATGATGCGAAACGCTGTACGCTGCACAGCACGCAAAATAATGCACGTGATGCAAAATAACCGTTTGACGGCGTCGCAAGCATCTGCTTAAAGAGGTCATCAGCAACGCACACGGGAGACACCCAATGACCGACCTCGACGCCCTTCTCGCCGAAATCGAAGCAGACACCAAGGTCGTTACGCTTGACGACCTCACCGCCGCGCAGCGCAAGGCTGCAGAGGGTGTCATCGCCAAGACCGTTGGCCAGCGCAAAGAGATCAAGACGCTCAAGATCAGCCGCTACGACGGCCGCAGCTACGTCACGCTGTATGTCGAAGCAGGTCTTGCTAACGACGAACACACGTTGGCCGCCATCTTCGCTCGTGACGAAGCTCATGTTCAGATCGGCCCTCGCGGCGGCGTGACTAACATCAGCCGCTAACCGCCACCCCGGGGGCACACCACCCCCGGGCCAACCCCCCACAGGAGACACCACCATGCGCTTTGGAGACATCAGCATCGACACCCACGTCGGCACCACGCTCACGCACCACGTCGAGCGCCGCAGCCTCTACTTCCAGCCGGGAGACGAGGCGGGCGACCTGCACGACGCGCTGGAGGCCACTGAGGCCGCGCTGGAGGCCAGCGGCGTCACCTACACCTACGCCGACGTCCTCGCGGCCGTGTGGGACGACTACAGGGACGCAGGACAGGAGATCGACACGTGAAGAAAGAAGAACTGAAGCATGATCTGTTCGTCGCAAACCTTGCCATCAGGCGACTGCGCGAAGAGGTGAGCGACTGGGCCAAGCGTTACGACATTCAGAACGCGGCCCTCGTCGATCGCGACGCCAAGATCAGGGTGCTGATCGACAGCCTCACCCTCGCCACGCGGTCCGCCGCGCAGAACGCCACGGAGACACCGACATGATCAGCAAGAAGATAACCGCCCTCGTGGCGCAGGCGACCGACGATCGGGTGCTGTACCACCTGCGCCGCGCCCTCAGCGCCGCCCTCCAGTCGGAGGAAGTGAAGCCGGTGCCGACCAACATCGAGCTGGCAGACCGCAACTGGTCCATCTGGCGCGACCACTACGTCAACAACGTCAACAAGGCCGATCTGGCCCGGCAGCACGACATCACGAAGACCCGCATAACTGGCATACTGGGCAAGCAGATGCGGCGCGTCATGCAGGTGATCCGCTGGGACCACGGGCACTATGGCAGGCCGATGCGAGAGGCACTGCTGGGCGTCGAGGTCGTCTGGCGGGCGGGCGAGCCTGACTATTTGCGCATGCCCGACGGCCGCGAGGTTCTGTTCAACGGCATGCCCTACGACCGATAAATTAGCTGTTGCAACCTGTGATTGCATGTGCGAGAAAGGCTCATCAGCAACCAAGGAGACACCGACATGACGATCATATCGAACCCGGCCTACCTCGCCGCCGTAGACCAAGCCATGGATGTACGCGAGGCGGCGTTTGATGCGGCCAATGAGACCTACGCCGCCGATTGGCAGAGCAATCGAAGCGCCGCCATAAAGGCTCGCGTTGCCGCCTATAAGGTAGCTGACAAAACATTCGCAG